GCAGTATAAGGAGGCTTATGCTGCGGCTGGTATTACCCCGGGTCATTTGATTGAGCTTACCTCCGCAAACAAAGTGCAGAAGCACAGCACGGAAGGCGGCGTTGCAGAAGCCTACTTCGCCATTGAGAATGCGCTGGTCGGTAAAACGATTGACGATGCGTACATCACAAACGATGTCGTCATGGGCTATCTTGCAGCCAAAGGCGATGTAGTTAACGCCTACATTCAGGCAGGGCAGAATATCGCGATTGGCGACAAGCTGATTTCTGCTGCAGACGGAACATTGCAAGAACTGGGTACGGAGGCAACGGGCACGGTAGTGCGCACTGTTGTAGGCGTAGCCATGGAAGCTGCAAATCTCACCGACACTGGAGCAGTTGCGACGCGCATTCTTGTGCGCATCGTATAACTCCCAAATTACAAACATCTTCAAAAACTAAAGGAAGTAGAATATGGATTTCATCCTCAATGGTAGCGCCAGCGGCTATGTAGCCCAGGCCCTCCTAAAGACTAACGGCGACATGGGGGCTTTGCGCCCTTGGAAAGACCCACTTACAGGTCGGTCTTACATGACGCTCAACGAAAACGGCAAGCCTGTGTCCGTGCCGATTTCCAACGCCGAAGCAACACTTCGTAAAGACGATTGGATTCAACTGGATACCGCAATTGTGAAGGCTGCAAAACAGCGCCTCCGCTTTGTATCAGATTTGCGTTCCGCTGGCTTGCAGTACTCCCTCACTAATGGTATGGGGAAGACTGTTCTGCAGACGCAGACGCAATCCGATATTACCCCTGCTCAGGTAGATATGGACGGGCGTTCCCGCGGGCAAAAGGATCGCCCGAAGTTTGATATTGTGAACCTGCCCTTGCCGATTGTGCATAAGGGCTTCAGCTTCGGCTTGCGCGAATTGATGGCCTCCCGTAACGGCGGTTCTCCGCTCGACACGACGACGGCGGAATTGGCTGCACGTCAGGTTGCGGAAGGTATCGAAAACCTCGCAATCGGTAATCTGGACGATTACGCATTCGGCGGAGGCACTGTCTACGGGTTGCTCAACTTCCCGCACAACACAGGGCAGACGCTCACTTCGCCTGAAACTACAGGCTGGACGCCTGCAACTATCCTCACAGAGGTGTTGAGTATGCGCCAGAAAGCCCGCCTCAAGATGCATTACGGGCCGTATCGCCTGTATGTTGGCTCCGGCTGGGACCCGTATCTTGATGAAGATTACAGTGCGCAGAAGGGCACGGACACAGTGCGCGAACGCCTCAAGAAGATCGACGGTATTCAGGACGTTGTGTCCCTCGACTATCTCTCGGGGTACAACATGTTCCTTGTCCAAATGACAAGCGACGTTGTGCGCATGGTGGTCGGTATGGAGATCACGACAGTGCAGTGGGAATCTGAAGGCGGGATGGAGCAGAACTTCAAGGTTATGGCTATCCAGACACCGCAACTCAGGGCAGACATTAACGGCAATTCCGGCATTGTTCACGGTGCCGTTGCTCCGTAAGCAACTTTGTGGGTTGTTTGTTGCTGACCATGATGTAATAGAGAGTCGGCGGGGCGAGTAGATAACGAAAGCCCCGCCTCACATTAAAACCAAAGAACAAGGTATGCTATGTATAGATTCAAAGTAATAGCGGGCAGCTTTTTCAACGGTGCGAAAGAGTACAAAGTCGGCGACGTTGTAGAATCGTATTCCGAATTGGATAAAGTGTTCCGCAACAAGTTTTCCCGTCTCGCAGGCCCCGCAACATGTACAAGCGCGATGGACGCGGTTGCCTTGCCCGACAATGCGTTTGAAACAGGGGAGACGCCCCTTGTCCCACCCGAAGGGGCAAAAGCAAACGTCAAAGATATTACGCACAAGTTTCAAGGCGCGAAAGAGGCCGGTTTGTGCATTTACTTCACGAAGGGCGACGGGTACGAAGTGCGCGATGGCGACGACGTAGTGCTTAACACTAAGCCGCTTATCAGCAGGGCGCAGGTGACAAAGTTCATTTCCCAATACCTTCAATAGGTATCCCACAATGCAGATTTGCAATCCAGTTCAATCCCTAGAAGGCCAAGACGTAATCATAATCGGGGGCGGGCCTTCTTTGCGCGGGTTTGACTGGGAATTGCTAAATGGTAGAAATACCATAGGTTGCAATAGCGCGTTTAGATTGGGGTTACGCTATTGCAACCGCTTATTTTTTACAGACTTGAAGTTCTTTGAGGCGTTTTCCACAGAACTGGCGGAATACAGAGGTCCCATTTACACGAATTGCGAAGCCTTGCAGAACGTTTCGTGGTTAAATGTGTTCCCGCGCAAGCCTAAAGGACTGCACAAAGACGCAATCGGGTTTAACTATTCGTCCGGCGCTGGGGCGATCAACCTTGCGTTGATACTAGGAGCGCGGCGCGTGTTCCTGCTAGGGTTCGATTGCTTCTGCACAACGCCAGCCCAGCCTAACTGGCACGATTACGTTATTCAGAAGTTGGACGTGGGCGCGTATTCCAACTTCATCTTAGGTTTCCAATCTGTTGCTAAGACGCTCTCCGTTTTCCCAGGATGCGAAGTGTACAACGTTTCCGACGTTTCCGCTTTGAAAGTCTTCCCCACTATATCCACTTACGATTTTTTCACAGCGAATGACAACAAATACAACACCATCTAAACTCTTGAAAGCAGAGCAAGCCTGGGGCAACCTAGTGCGTTGGATTGTAACTCCGCTTTTCGTGTTACTTTGGGCGTGTTTTTGGCTATACGCGGACACCCGTTACGAATCTCAAGCGTCCGCAAATGCAGCAACGCTTGAGTTGAAGAAGCAAATAATCGGCGTAGATACCACGTCAGAACAACGGTATATGCGGCTCGAAACACGCCTAGATGAAAACAGGAAAGACGTTATTCAGATGGGCAAGAATATCGAACGCCTCCTTGCCCAAAACGAAATCATACTTAGCCAACTAAAGGAGCGTCATGCCGAGGACAACCGAAACACTCGTTAGCGGAATTATCGAGGTAGATGCGTCTATAAGCCTCACGCCGTTTATTGAAATCGCGTCCGAGATAGTCACAGACGTTTGCGCCCCTTTAGGGTACGCAGACACGCGACTGGAGCAGATAGAACGTTGGCTTTCAGCACATCTTTACACAGTTCGCGATCCCCGCGTTACGTCGGAATCAGCAGGCGGTGTATCAGCTTCCTACCAACATTCAGAGGGGCTTGGCTTTAACACATCTTCTTACGGTCAAACTGCGATGCGCCTAGACACGTTAGGCGGGTTAGCTTCACTGGACAACGCAACCAAGACAGGCGGACGCAAGACAGTAGGCGTAACATTTATAGGAGGTTTATCATGAGCCTGATTACACGAATGCGCAGGCAGACTTGTGTGTACTGGGAGATTACCCCAGGCTTTGACAAGTTTGGGAAACAGCAAGTCGCCGCCCCTGTTGAACTAGCGTGCAGATGGGAAGATGTGCTGTCTGAATACACGAACGAGCAAGGGACGCGCCAAGTTGCGGCTTGTAAAGTGTTCGTTCCGTTGCAAATACCGCTAGGGTCTTATATTTGGAAAGGCACGTTAGCCGATTTGCAAGCTGCGGCTAGTGTAGATTCCACCATCCTTGTAAATGACCCTGCAACCGTGCCTAGCGTCACTACTGTTGTCGGGACTGAAGTTTTGCCTAATCTGAAAGCAACTGAAAACCTAAACATAGCCTACTCTAACAAGTAAATTGCGATGGGTGCGTCTGTAAAAGTCACAGGAATTGCCGAGCTTGTGCGCAAACTAGAAGCGCACAAAGGGCGTTTTGCGACTTCATTTGAAAGGGGCATGAAGAAGGGTGGGCTGTATCTACAACGCAGGAGCCAGAAGCTAGTCCCCATAGATACAGGCACGCTTCGTAATAGCGCGTACACACGCGCCACAGGCAAAGGCTTTGACGTCGTGATTCGCGTGGGATATACAGCTAATTACGCGATCTTCGTTCACGAAAACTTAGAAGCGCATCACGTTAAAGGCATTGCTAAGTTTTTAGAGGTTCCGTTTAGGTCTGATGTTGTGAAATCCGCAATTCTAGACATTGTGAAAATCGAGTTGGCTAACGAAATAAAGAAGGGCAGCAAATGAACAAATCCGTTGCATGTATTTTGCGAGACGTGTTTGTAGAGCGCGGCATACTAGCGGAGCAATCCCGCTGGATGGCGTTTGTTGGCCTGTTGCCCGATGGGGACAATGTGCACAACGACGCAGCGTGCTTCTACGATTCCACTCCAGAGCGTAAAGCTAGGGGCATGGACGGGGCGACTCTATTTAGGTACGGTGTTCAGATTGTTATTCGCGCCGCAGCCTATGCGGAAGGTTACGCTAAATGCTTAGAAGTGAATAACGAATTGGACAAGCTGCACGCATTAACTTTGCAATACGAAGGGGAGCTTTATACAATTTCTAACGTATCCGCGACAAGTGGAATCCTTCCGCTTGGCCTGGAAGAAGGTAACAAAAGGCGGTACAAGTGGTCTATAAATCTGCTTGTATCTATAACAAGGTAAGGACGCATAAACCAAATGAGCATAAGCACAATTATTCAGCGCAACACGACGGCGGGCGGTGTTAGCTTCAACGAAAGACAAGCCCTCACGTCAGATGCAGTACTGGTTCAGAAAGCAACAGTGCCCGCCGCTAAGGCGAGTTCTGCTTGGGAGCTAGACACAGGCGGGCTAACAGGCACGGCCACACTCGCCGCCAGCCACGGTATCACAACCGCGCAGGTTGTTGATGTGTATTGGGTGGCAGGCGTTCGGTACGGGGTGGCAGTAGGCACTGTATCCGGTACGTCCGTTCCACTTACTAACTCGGGCACAGGCGACGCGCTTCCTGCCGATTCCACATCCTTGTTTATCGCCCCGAGAGTCGAGCTAGACTTCCCTGTCGAAGGCGATAACTTGGTGGGGTTGCTCATGAGTACAGCGGCGCGTGGCAGTTTCGTTGTACGTAGCAGCGGCGCAACTGAACTTACTAAGACGCTTGCGGCATCCGCAATGTACACATGGTACGACGGAAGCGGCGAAAGCAACCCAATTACCGGCGATACGATTGTGTCTGTCGTGGTGTCGCAGGCTTCGACAGCCAGCGCCATTATGTCTATCGCCGCCCTTGTTAATAACTAAGCAAAGCGCACCAGGGCTTACCCTTTAACAATCAAGATATAGGTAAATACAATGGCATACATAGATGATGGATTTGCAACGTTGGTTTCATTCTCCCTGAGTCCTACAGTTAAGTTCAGGGAAAAGACAGTCACGCCCCCAGGCATTACGGTGGGCGGGTCAGTGGACACTACAACGATGCGCAACACGGCGTGGCGTACTAAGGCTCCTAAGAAGCTGAAGGAGCTTTCAGATATGTCTCTTACAGCCTCTTACGATCCCGCTGTTTACAACGACATCGTTGCAATGGTGGGTGTGAATCAGTCGATCACTGTTACATTCCCGGATGGGCAGTCTTTGACGTTCTACGGGTGGCTTGACAGCTTCACACCTTCTGAAATTAGCGAAGGCGAGCAAGC